GTGTATTGAGAAGGCAGGCGCCTATAATTCCTATTATTTTAGCCCTCCCTTCGGCAGGAAAAGTATTATTCTTCAGGTCACCGAGACCATCATAAGCGGTGAGCTTTACTTCGTATTTGCCGGGCTCGATGTTCTCCTGAAACTGTGACCCACTGATATACCCTATCCACTCCAGTGCTGATTCAATGTAATACTGAACCCGGTAATCCCGGTCATCAATGTCGTAAAATTCGTCATAATCACCATGCGTGTCCGTGAACAGGGTGATGGTAAGGGAAGTGGGTTTGATGGCAACAAAGATGCTGTCCCCTGATGAATCCATCCTGAATCGTACAGGATCAGCACCACCCTCCACGTTGATGATCTCCCCGGCATACCCTTCAAGTTCAATGTCAAGCTGATGAGATTCCCCTGTCAGGTTATCAAAAGTAAGACGATATTTTACAGCATAAGCCATCAGCGGAGCCTGTTTAATTTACGGTTCCTTGTATCAAGTACAGCTTGTAGGCTGTCCCCTGAAGCGTACAATTCAATCCTTGCCGGCATGCCCTGGTTGATGTTAAGCATCTGCTGAAGTTTGCTAAGAGGACTTACTATCTCAGGATCACGGTGAGCATTAATGTTATCCCCTACCATCGCCAGGGTAGGACCTGAGATGATCCCTCCCGTGGCAAACTTCGGAGCGCTTGAAATGGACGGTCCTGAACTGACGCTACCACCGGAAGAAGAACTTCCGGCTGGTCCTTTGCTCATAATCGCCTTCACAGTCGCCGCAAGAGCCATCAGTGCAATACCGGCACCAACTGCCAGGGCTGGATTCGCAATGAGTTTCTTGAAGGCTATACCACCAAGCCCGGATAACATCAAAGCTTTACCGAACTGACCAACGAAGTCCATTGTTGCTGACAGAAGTCCTTTGAATAAATTTCTGACATCACCGGTGCCGGCGATCATGCTTCCTATCCCTTCTGAAAAGGCATCGAACATACCTCCAAGACCATTCTGTACAGTCTGACTTACATCAATGGCTACCGTTTTAATCTCATCTCCGACATTTTTGAATTTCTCACCGAGCGTCTTAGTATCCAGCGACCCAAGACTTGTGGGTGACATTGACGACATCATTCCAGGAGCAGATGCCGATGTCCTTGCAGATGTTCCGGATGATCCCCCTGCTGAAACACCCGATCCACCACCTCCACCTGCGATAACCTGCATGTTCGATGAAACAACTCCTGCGGTTTCCTCACTGGAAGCAGCCACCTCGTTCATGTTGCGCTTGAAAACATTCTTGATGCTTTCCATCGTGTTGGTGGCGGTCTCCTTCAACTTGTCCCAGGTGACCCTTGAATTGTCGATATCTTTGAACGGGTTGCCTGCAATATCGGCTTTCAGCCTTGCTATAGCCTCGCTGTTCTTGTCTATTGCACCGCTCCAGTCAATAGCCTTGATGCCTTTCAAGCCCACTACATTCAGCAGTTTGTTAAGCATCCCTATTACCCCGTTGAGAAGGTTCTGGAAAACGGTGATCATGAAGTTCTTCCCTTCCGCAAATTTCAGGGCTACCTTGTCCCAGGCATAAGCAAGGTATCCGGTATATGCCTTCCAGTTGTCAACGAAAGTCTTTATGTAAAGGGCAAAACCAGCCAGTGCAGCCACTATTAAGGCGATTGCGATCACGATAGGGTTAGCCAGGAAAGAGGCTGACAGCCACTTGAAAGCAGCACCGATTTTACCTATCAGGGCGACCAGAGTACCGCCGAAGCTTATGACCTTCCCGAACCCATATACAACAGGTCCGGCTGCCGCTGCGATAAGCCCCCAGTGTACGATGTTCTTTTTCGTTTCATCGGAAAGACCTGCGACTACAGTAGTCAGCGATCTGAGCTTCTCTGTCAGCGGACCGATCATCTCTGTGAGGATCTTCCCGAACTCCTCACCGAGGTCATCGACAGCGTTTGCGAGCTGCTGGAGAGGTCCCATACCGACTTTTGCCGCAGCCTCAGCAGATCCTCCGTACTGCCGTTCCAACTCCGCCAAAATAAGGCGTTGTGCTTCCATTTGCTTCCCGGAAGCCACCAGCCCCTTTATCATTTCCTGCTGCGAATCGGTGAACGCAACACCGACCCGCCTCATTGCAGTAAGTCCACGTATCGGGTCATTCAGCGCTTTACCCACCATGATGGCAGCGCCCTTTAAGTCACCATCCAAACGTGTTGCCAGGTCGAGGGCTGCCTGCTGTGCCCGGTCAAATTCCCTTCCGGCTACATTAGTAAAAGTAAGCAACTGTGCAGTGACATCCTGGAGTATCTTTTCATCCCCGAACAGCGTCTTGCTCTGTAGTTTCTCAGCCATTTTGCCGAGTTCATTGGCAGTATAACCGGCAGCCCCTCCGGTTGTTCTGAGCCCCTGCTCCACCTGTGCGAGGGCTTTAGCCTGGGCATCCCAGGACTTCATAGCCACTGCCCCCATAGCGGCGATAGGAGCCGTCACGTAGGTTGACAGGCTTTTCCCGAAGCCCTGCATCTGCCTCCCGAAAGCATCCATCTTCCGAGCTGCCTGGTTCAGCCCCTTCTCGAATGGAGTGGCATCAAGAGAGAGCTTATAAAGGATGTTTCCAGCCATACTATTTCAGGTTATGTTTCTCCTTATATTTTTTCATCGCCTCGACCTGCATGGCAGCAACCAAGCTCTGACCATAGATCTGATTAAAGGTGGTCCTGTGGTGGTGTGGTATGACCAGATCCTGAACAAGCGCCATGTGATACCCAGCCATGATCACCCTGCGACAGAAATCATCGTCATCACCGAAGCCTACACCGAAGCATTCGTCAAGCAGACCCACCTTGGTGAATATCTCACCCTTGAACATGGTGCAGAAGAAAGCTAGCATTCCGTTAATCCGGATGGCATAACCATGTTTATCCTTCGGATACATCCCCTGCCAGCTTCTTTCCGTTGTAGTAAGCGGACCTGAAAGCATGACCGTAGGATTCTCCTCAAGTGGCTGCACCAGTTTCTCAAGCCATCCTGGAACGGCTTCCGTATCGTTGTTCATGAACACGACATAAGGGGCATCGGAAGCCTTGACACCCTGGTTGGTCGCCTGAACGAAGCCAAGGTTTTGCGAGTTGGCAATCAGGTGGTGGGGCATATCCTTTAGCACCGCCCAGATCTTGTTCAACTGCTCGTGATCGGATCCATTGTCAACATAAATTACACGGTAATCACTGCTGTTTTCTTTGATGGTTTGCAGGCACCTCACTGTGAAGTCAGCCATGTTCCACCCCGGAATGATGATATCGTATTTTGCCATGCTCATAAATTATATCCATATCGGCTCACAGTTCCCCTTGAACCTGTATTAACATATTTTTTTACTATCGCCCATGAATCACGGAGCTGAAATTTCATGTTCTTCATGGTTGTCATAAAAGGAGCGCCACGTTTTTCAAAAGGAGAAGATTCCAAATATTTCATTTTAGAGATCAAACAGCAGTTAGGATGCAGATACTTTATTTTTCCTCCCCTGAATCCGTTCTTATCTACAAGGCAGATATTTCCGCATCCAAACTCATCTCCCAGAACAAGTTCATCAAAAAGACCTGACATGATAAACTCAGCATCACTATCCATAAGAAATAGCTGTTCTTCAGCGCTGCTCATTATCCCATAATGGAGCCCTGGACCATGATGGATGTTGTAACCGAAACCAGTGTATTTTACCTTATTTTCACGGCAGAATTGTTCAAGCATTGAAGCAGACCCAAGATCATCCGATCCATCGAGCACATGAATTGGATACATCTGGTAACCATACTTAAAATATGATTTGAGCAGTCTGATCATCAGATCTGGAGTATTGTAGTTTACCGTGATTATTTCCATCATTTCAGGTCTTTACGTTCTTTTATCCACGACCGGGTTTCAATGCCAGCCCACAAATCGAACACACTTCCAATGTCGATGACCATTCCACCATTGTCCCGCATCATATTTCCAAGGTGTTTCCCGGCTGCACCAGTGCCAAACAAACATAGCTTTGATGTCAGATCCATCTTGGATATTTTATCTTCGATTTCCCTCACCTGACGGTAGAATGGCACTTCAGGTTTTTCACATTCAAATTTGTACTGCCCTGAATTGTGAATACTTTCAACAGACTTTGCACCCATTGTGAAAAGTTGCTCGTCAACATTCCTTGGGCTTATGTAAAAAACATCTCTGTCAGCAATGATTTTCCTGAAAATTGGATCTGCATTCAGGTAAATGTGGATATTTGCTGAGCACACAGTTTTTTCAGGGTCCATTTCCGAGAATCTGCGAAGGGTGTAATTCCATACTTCCGACTTAAAACCAAACGGGAGACCGGCAATATCGCAATCGATAAACGATGACCTGATATTTTCAGCAATCACATCCTGATTTTCAGGCTTCGGTATTTCTCCAAACTGCTTGACATACGACTTATTCAATGCGATTACATCGACAGGTAACCTGAAACATTGCAACCCTTCGGCGTCCCCAAAGCGAAGCAGTGAGAAAGGTTTTTCAGCATTGATTAAACTTTCAAGCCGTTTGAATATTTCTTCGGAACTCAGCATTAGTAATAATTTTATGTTTTCTTTCGATAGCCTTGAGAGCATCCTCCCATGGAATTGAATTGTAAGTGATCCCATTCCGCTTTGCCGTCTTGAAGATCAGCCGGTCAACGTAAATTCCTTTCTTTCCCCTCTCCAAAAGCGTCAGCCACACATCCCAATCCTGCAATCTTCTGATGGATTCATCAAAGCCAGGGTGGTCTGCCGCCCTTATCATCGACATGGTGGAAATGTAATTTTTACAGCGAAGGTCCTCCTGGTTGAACTCCTTTTTGCAGAAGCACTTTCCATCCATTTCATACCAGCCGTAAGCATAGGTGAACCTGCGGTTCCGTTCGAGGGCTTCAAACATGGAAGCCAGGGATCCCGGCTGCCATTCTATGTCATTATCGGAGAAGAGGACGTATTTTGAAGTGATTGCCATAAAGCCTTCATTGCGGGCACGGTTGGCATTTCCCGTGAAATCATTTACCACCCGGAGTTCAAAGTCGAGGAAGCTCTGCCTGTACAGCGAAGCTATCGTTGTATCAGGGCTTTCGCCAACTTTGTTAGGAATGATGATGGTCAAAGGTTTCATTGTAATTTCCACTTTTTCTGGAGTTCATTGTACCGTTCCGGCGGGACGATGTGCGGAGACTTTGGTTTCTCCCAGTCGAACGCAACTATGTCAGTTGCCTTCAGTGGTTTCTCACTCATGGAGGAGATCACCAGCCAGGCAGTAAACCTTGCAGCTTCAAACCTTCGCTTTTCCCGTTCTGAAACCAGTTCAGTAAACCCGTTCAGCTTGTGAAAGAACTCTTGCAGGGTTAGGTCATCCAGTTGGTCAGGCATCAGGTTCATCCATCCGAGCCCTATTTCATCTATGCGCCGGAAAGTTAACCGGGTATCGTCTCCGGCGCTTTGGGGTTTCCCTCTTCCGGTGTTTCTGCTGAAGGCATCTCATGCACCATTGTCTTGAAGATGTTTTCAAGGGATTCAGGAGATTCCTCGAACAGGTCAATGATATCATCTATCACCAGGGTATTTTTAAGAGTTGACTTCTCCTTACGGATCCCGTCATCGACACCGCAGATGATCAGCTGTGAAAGCTTTTCAAGCATCTCAAATGGGATGCTTCCCTCGACCGCAGTCTGCCCGACTGCGTTGATAAATTCAATGACCTGGTTGAGCTCCATTCCGGTGGTCCTCCCGAACCTCCGGAATACGTTGAGCCCCATTCTGAAGGGATATTCTTCGCCGTTGATTTTGATGTAGTTCATGTTGATTTAATTTAGGGGGAAGGATCCACCATACAGCTTTACCTTCCCCCGTTTGTTAACTATGTCGGGACTACCGCTACGGTCACCTCTCCTGTACCCGTGAAAGTTCCAGAGACTGTTGCCACCGCATTGTCCTGGGCTTTTGCACTGAGATTGGAAAGGAACCCTTCCATGGTCGCATAAGAATCGCCAGCCGTTGATCCGCCGAAGATCATGGTCACGCTGTTTACCGTGTCGCGGGTTTCCAGCAAGCTCCAGAATGATTCCATCACGGCTTCGTCAGGGTTGTAGAGCCCCTCGAAGTTGAAGGTGCAGTTGTACCTTCCGGCACGGTGTGAACGTGTCAACCCTGCCGTCTGCATATTGGTCGTTTCCAAAGCATCGATGGTGAAGCTCATATCGGTCGAAGTGATCGCCACGAAAGACTTCCCCTCAATGGTGAATGCAATTTCCTGTCCTACTTTAATGCTCATTTCAGTTCTTTCTAATGGTTAAGAAGTAGCCACGGTAATTGCCCCGGTGCCCTGGTATGATCCGCTGATGGTGATCACCGCATTGTCCTGTGCTTTCGGACTAATAGAGGTTAGGATACCAGACATAGACATACGCTTCTCCCCGTTGGTCTGGCTCCCCCAGGTAAGGGTTACCTCCGTACCTGCCTTCATGACAGCCAGCAACGTGAAGAAAGTTTCGTAGGTCGTGGTATTGGCATCGGGATCGTGCAGCCCCTCAAAGTTGAAGGACGTATTGTACCGTCCCTTCCGGTAGGTCCTGGAAAGGTTCGGTGTCTGCATGTTCGTTGTCTCCAGCATGTCGTTACTGAAAGTAACATCATGGCTGGTGATGGCAGCGAACTGCTTGGTTCCAATAAGGAAGAAAACTTCCTGTCCGACTTTAATACTCATACGTTACTATTTTTCTGATGAATAATTTAAAATCTATCGCCTTACCGTACACCTGGGCATCCTCCTGGAAGAGATCTTCAGGACCTCCCATATGCCGTATGTCGATGATATTCTCTGTTCCTGATACTCCGTTCCAGCGGTTGAAGGCATTGATCAGCGAGATTGCCAGGGCATCGCATTCATCATAGTCATCGCTGATGACGTTGATCTGTATATCCACATCCCATACCCCTTCTTCTCCCTGCATCTGGTGGGCAGGATTGACCATGACGATCTGATATGTCGCCAGCGGGAATGTCGCCCCCTGTGCTGCCACAAGCGGGTAAAGCCTCACAACGCTGCTGGCGATGGATTTAAGTGCCGACCCGATCATGATGTCCTGAGTTTACGTTTCACATAACTGTTTACTGCCTGGGTGATATTCTTCTCCAATTCCTGCCCAACAAGTGACGATGCAGAGGCATAGGCACGGTCCATGAATGGGTTTGCTTTCTGACCAGGTGAGTATCGCCCCTTCATTTTCCCCTTTTTTATGGTGTAGCCGGCAGTCCCCCGTATCACGAAATGACGGTACCAGGCATCATTGATGTTCTCAGCCTGCTTTTGTTTGCCAGGTTTCAGTTTCTTCGGACCAACAAATATCTCAGCGGAATCCGGATCCCTGCGCTTAGGGATCCAGCTTGTGATCGACTTCTTCAGAACGCCAGGATTAATGGTCCTGCGCTGCCCCCAAAATTCAACCACCGACCTGTTGGCGACAGGCACCTCCTTTCTTGCAGCGGCGATCAGCGGGCGGGCTGCCATCCTGATGGACTGGCGAAGGATGTTATCCGACACATGCTTGTGAAGCTCCTTAAGGGTGGCTCTCGCCTCTTCGATGGTATGTACTTCCTTCAGCTCTATCATGCCAGCGGGTTATTATTGTCAATGGCTGTGGCTACTCTCTGCAAATAAAAGTCGTCCTCTATGGGAGTTACGCTTTCGACTGAGTAGTAGAGCCCTTCAAAGAGGATCCATCGCAGGGTGGTACGGGAGGCAAGAATATTGTGTACCGTAAATATAACATTCCTTGTGGCGGTCTTTTGGTTCGCCTGGTACCCTTCAGCCCCCTCCTTGTAGTTGACATTTGCGAACAAGGCGATCTCAAGTGTGGGGACCAGCTTCTCCTGACCACTTGCAGAAGTCGTTGCAGTAGCTGAATAAAGAGAGACATACTTATCGAGATTGCCGATTTGCATTTATCAGTCCGATTATTGATTTCTTTTCAGGTATTTCTTTCAACAGTTGCGCCGGTGTCAGGTCAAGCTGTTTAAATTCCCCTATCGAGTGGATGTTTGTTTCGCTTTTCATGTCAACCACGGTTCCGAATGGGACATTTACCAGAGTGTTATGGATGTTCAGAGACTTCAGCCGCATGGTGTTGTCAGTGTCCATACCACAGTTGAATGAATCAGTCCAGCAATGTGTTTCTGTTTGACCGAGATCCTTCGCAAGTCCTTCGCTGATCCACTTTTCAGCTATGGCAACAGGCATCCACTTCTTCCCCTGGAATGATTCCGTAGGGCTCGCTATTGCCACCTGCATTTTTATGAGCTTCGATGAGCAGGCTTCTACAGCTCTGCGTGACATGCACCTTGCAGCACCGGTGATGAAATCCGTGTGCCAGGATGCAGTCTTGCCCGTGTTGACATCCACAAAAGCGACATTATCAGGACAAAACAGCGGCACATTGTCCAGCATCAGCGGTTCGTAGATATCCAAAACCTCATTGCTGATCACATTGTCGGAGTTCAGCTCCATCACATAGTCAAATTTCCAGGATCTGACAACAAAGTCGATGAGCTTGTTCTTCTTTGCTCCGAGCGGATTATTTTCCGCATATACATAATCGAAGCCGGCATCTTGTATGACCTTCTCATCATAATACTCCGATACGGCAAAGAACGGCTTGATCTCAAAGGCGTCATGGCGATACTTCAAAAGTCGCTGCACTCCCTTGAGCATGACCTTCAGGATGGGTCTGCGTTGCCATACCGGCGTTATGATGGCTATCCTGATCATAAGCTTTGGTAGTTTCCGGAGTAACCATCAACCAGCCTTTCCTGGTCAAATGCCCATTCCGCATTTTTACTCAATTCACTTACCAACCTACCTATCACAATGGTCTCCCGGTGCCGGTACATGTCGGCTATTGTCAGCAACATCCCGTGCTTAATCATGATAGGGATAGTAGCATCAGTAGAGTAACCCGCAGTGAATGTCAGCTCCACTGCTCCGGGTCTGTCATAGACGGAAGGGAAGGAGTTTACCGGAATGATCCTGAAAGGCTCACTCACAGAATCAACCCAGTAATGGGTATTGGCAGTAAGGGTGGTCAGCACGTTTGAAGCGTTGTAATACTTCAGGCTGGTCACAGAGATCAGAGGGCACTTGTTCACACGGATCACAGACGGGAACTTATCAAGTGTCAGTTTCCAGGTGGAAGGCATGAGCACCCTGTTAGTACGGGCTTCCGCCGCTGCCCTGGCAGCCTTTATGCACCAGATTAGGGTATTGTCCTCAGTGGTGTATGACAGCGGTAGGCGAAGGTGTTCCTTGACCTCCGTCAATGTAAACGGTTCTGCTGTCGGTGCTGTGATAAGCTGAAGTGCCATCTCGGGTGTTTTTGAAAGGAGCCCGCCCGGAGGCGGGCTCCCAATCAATCAACTAAAACCAAACTGCTATGAAAAAACCCCCTGTTAGGGCGCCGGTTGTGCAATGTATTTCACCGGATGGGTTCCGGCATCGATCAGGTCACCATCGAAGCGGGCGAACAGGATGTAACCTGTCTGGTTGTAATCGGCATAGCGCTCGACCAGCCTTCTTACAACTGCTCCAGAAACTTCCCTGACCAGATATTTGCTCAGCTCCCCGAAGAGCACCGTTTTTGCGCGGGCCCCCGGTTCAGCCATGTCATTGTTGATGGCGGAGGGCT